GTATTTATACTATAAATGGGCAATCAGCAGCCAAGTTACCATTATAATAAAATATTATAAGAAAGGAGATGATGGTAAAAGGTTCAACGACTATCCCGAGAGGGAGTACACTCAAGCGAGTGGAAGCGCATGACCCTTATGTAAATAAGGTGAAGATATAGTCTAGTCTTATATGAAAGTATAAGGAGTTCATTAGAGAACCGTATTAGTAGTAGCGAACTAATATGACTATTACGTTTTATGGAGCCTGCGGACAATTCTCATGTTTATATTATAATTTACATGTTGCCGCATCAGTAACAACTCAAGGAAGATCTTTAGATTCATCAGCTGGAATATTATTCGAAATGTTCTTAGCTAATAGTGTTCAATTTGGTTCTCTAAATGAGGTTATTACATTTATAGATAATGTAGTAACTGAAAAGAGAACATATGATGATAGAGTGATCTTAGATGAAGATATTACATTAGAAGAAAGCTTCTTCAAAGTAATGTCATCATGTGGATTCCATTGGATTCCAACAGAAGATGATCTCGTTGTTGTATGGGAAATAATGATGAGATTAAATCAAGAAGATCTTAATAGATTATTCTATAAGAATAACTTGTATTCATTTATGGATAATAAAGTTATGAGTAATGCTATAATACAACTACTAACCATGATGGATAAACCATATCTAGATCCAAACCATATACCATCAGAGATTAAAGTTGAAATTGAAGAATTCTGGCAACTATTAAAAGAATACGTTTATTACAGCTATCAGATTATAGATAGAATAGACAGAGCAGAAAATATGATTAGAAGCGTAACCGCTATAATGGATACTGACAGCGTAATCGCCTCTCTTGATGCGTGGTATAGATATACGCTAAATAAAGTATATGATATACCGATGCGTATTAAAGCTGAAGTGAATCCAACAGAGTTTGTAACTGGTGAGGAATATGGAAAGAATGAATCTATAGAAGTTAAATCTATTGAACAAGTTAAAGATTTTAGCTTCTATACAGATGAAATTGTAATGAGGGATAGAGAAATCAGTACAAATACAGTCATAGCACAAGATAGTCTAAGATATTCAATTATAAATATCTTAGCATATTGTCTTAGTGAAATGATAAATGACTATATGTTTAAGTATACTCAAAATTCAAATTCAGCCGCAGATGATAGAAAATGTCTAATAATTATGAAGAATGAGTTTCTATTTAGTAGAGTACTACTAACCGATGCAAAGAAAAACTATGCAAGTATTCAAGAACTACAAGAAGGTAATATAGTAGGAAAGGTTTTGGACGTAAAAGGTTTAGCATCTTTAACTAAATCTTCTATGAATGAAGCTACTCGTAAGAGATTAAGAGAAATAATGTATGAAGATATTTTGAATGTTCAGAATATAGATCAATTAAAAGTTCTTAAACATCTCGCTATATTAGAAAAAGAGATTTATGAATCACTATTATCTGGAGCTAAATCTTATTATAAACCAGTAACGATTAAGTCTATGAATACTTATGAAAATCCAATGAGGATTCAAGGAATAAAGGCAGCTCTAGTTTATAATGAGTTAAGAAATGAACATGATGAAGCAATAGATTTTACAAAAAGAAATGGTTTAGATATTCTTAAACTAAATATAACACCAAAGAATATTGATAAAATTAAAGATACTTATCCAGAAAAATATGAAAAAATAATATCTCTTATGAATAATAATAACTTTTCAACTGGTATAGATGCTATTGCAATACCTATAAATGTGGAAACACCTAAATGGATATTAGAGTTTATAGATTATGTAACAATCATAAACAATAATATATCAGGATTCCCTATAGAAAGTATTGGATTACATTTTGCTGGTGGTAATGTAAACTATACAAATATTTTAAGTATTTAGAACAAAAAAATAAAGAGTAGTGCGTAATTGCACTACTCTTTAATATGTTTGATCGGTTTAATTCACTATAAAATTATTACCAGCCCAAACTATATTACGCATAGAGTTAGAATATTTACTCTCTCTAAAAAAGACTGAAGAATTTGGCTTCAGTTTTATTATTGCTGAAAACCAATGTGTTCCGATATAAGAACCTTTAAAGTAACACTTTTCTTCTTTGATATCAAAAAGCGTTACCCCGTTCTCTTCTTCGCCCTCTTTGAAAGTGGGATACTTTTCTATCTCACCCTTTCTAAAATGGACATATCTAGGATATGAGTCTTTAGATTCATAACGGTCTATGTTAGCAATAACCATTTTTGTCATTATCTGTGGAACGCTTATACGATCTATACAAGCCACCCCACATAGAGGACAATCATGCATATGGATCAAGTGATCCTGATGAGGACAACCCTCAATCTTCTTTTCACCAGTAAAGATATCAGACACCGGATTATTTATGACTAATACTAAAGCATCTTCGCTTTCTGTTTCCGGTATTAGAAGAAGTTTTTCATTCCGTGTCTTTATGATATTTACTTTATCTATCATAGAGAATCCGGTCTCAGAAACTATAGACTTTATTACCGGATCGGACATGTAGATTAAACTTGGGTTAGCATATCTCACAATGGGATATGTGGATGTTTTAGTTTCCAATAACTCTGGAGTAAAACCATCATTTACCGATACCCCATCTAGTAGATCTACCGTAAAACATTTCATTTATTATTCCTCCGTTCAATAATTATTTATAATAGTATGTAACTACGATTATAATATATAATTATAATATGATATAAGAACAAATAATGTTACATTCCCACCACGGAACATATAAATAATTAAAGGTAGGTGAGATTAATTTATGATACAAAATCAGAATAGTATAGTACGAAAAGTATATATGCAAATGTCTACAAACAATCAATCTTTCCTAGATATGCATTACTATCTAAAAGAAAAAGGTATTAAAAATAATGCTTTCTTTATGATATTATTAGATCCAGATTTAGCTGGAGTTGATCCTAGAGATCCACGATTAAATACATTCATGAAACAGAAAGTATTAGCTGAATGTATGAAGAACTATTGGTATTTTATACGAGAAGTTGTAAGAGTACCAGATCAAGGTGGAGCTGTAGGAAGTGGTGCTAGATATAAATTACATAGAGGGAATCTAGCTTTAAACTTTGGATTTCAATTAAATTGGAATATGTTTTTCGAAATGCCTCGTCAGTTGGGAAAAACAATTTCTGCTATATGTAGATTCTTATGGGAATTTAACTTTGGTTCTACAAACTCTGAATCAGTTTTCTTTAATAAGAAACATGATGATTCTAAACTAAACCTACAAAGAATGAGAGAAATAAGAGCATCGTTACCTAGTTATCTACAAATGGATCAACCATTTGGTAGAGATGGTAAGAAGGTTAGAGCAACAAATAGTGTTGAAACTCTTCATCATCCAATTAATGGGAATAAGATTAAGACAATGCCAGCAGCTAGAAACAAAATAGCAGCTAATAGTTTAGGTAGAGGTACTACTGTTCCTAAAGTATGGTTTGATGAATATAGTCATACTCCATATAATGGTATTATATATCCCGCAGTTATTCCAGCATATAAAACAGCAGCTATGAATGCTATGCGGAATGGAGCACCCTATGGTATATTAATAACAACAACTCCCGGAGATCTTACAACAGATGAAGGAATGGATTCATTCCAAATGAAGGAAAATGCTACACCGTTTACTGAATTGATGTATGATATGAATCAAGAACAATTAAATGAAATGCTTGGAGCTAATACTAATTCTTCATTTATTTATATGAGATTTACATATCAACAACTAGGCATGTCTGAAGAGTGGTTCAAGGGTATGGTTATTGACATGCGGAAAGATTGGGCTGCAATTAGAAGGGAAGTACTTCTTGAATGGTCTAAGGCTAGTGATAATTCACCGTTCTCGAAGGAAGATTTGAATATTGTTAAAGCATTAATAAAACAACCGATACAAACTATACTACTTTGTGGTATATACCAATTTAATATTTATGAACAAATGAATTTAAGATATCCACCACTTGTAGGTGTTGACGTATCTGGAGGATTCCAACGAGATTCTTCTACAATAACAGTTGTTGATTCATATACAACTAGAGTAACAGCCGATATGAACTGTAACTATATTTCAACTACAGACTTAGCTAGAGTTATATATGAACTTGTAACTAGATATATGAACAATGCTATAGTTAATATTGAACGAAATGGTGGTTATGGTGCATCTGTATTGTCTAAACTCATCACAACTTCTGTAAAGCGTAACCTTTATTATGAAATAAAGGATAAAGTTATAGAAGAGAGAAGTAATGGTGGTAAAGTATGGAGAAAGACTCAGAAAACTAAAATATATGGATTAGATTCTAGTAAAAATACTCGTGATCTTCTAATGCAAATTTTAAGAGAGAGAATGGAATACCATAAAGATA